AGCTAACGGATTTTTAGTTTCAGAAAAACTACTTAATAAAGAGAGCGATAGGGCTTGCCCTGCGTGTTTTGAATATTCATTCAATATGAAAGACGATCTTTATATGAATAAATATGATTGTTGTTATGGGTGTTATATTCAATTTGTTGAAGGACGAGAAACACGTTGGTTTAATCTAACTGAAAGAGTGGAGTTTTTAGCTTCTTATTATAACCGAGGAGAAATATAATGGCGACGAATTTGGAAATTATTAGAGGTATTGGTCAAGCTGCAGCAAATTGTTATGATGGCGCAGTAGACGATAAAGGCGAACCAATTAAAATTGGCCTTCAGCGCGAAGTGGACAACGTGGTTACTGATAGTAGAACCATGGATGGATTCAAAGTGAAAATGATAGGTAATTTATTGTGTGTTACTTATCAATGCGAAATGAAGATTAAAGATGTACACAATAAAGATTTTGAAAATAACATCGCCCAAGCTTTTAAAGACTACACAAAGTTTCTTAAAAAAGAGTATAAAAATATCACTGGTAATGCTTTAAGCTTGACAGAACCTTCAGAAATTGATACAATAGTACAAAGCACATCAAGAGTTAGAACTTGGTGTCAATCTATTCAAAAGTTTGTGGTGAAGGGTATAGAAGTTTCTGACAACAACAGAGATGGAGATCCTAAAATCAAAAGCTTAGATGATGCTATTAAAAGCTGGCTATCAACCGGCAAAGATACCTATCCACGCGCAAAGAAGCCTGAGAATGTAACGCGAAAGAAAGAAGGATAGACTTAGGATGTTATGTCATATAAACTTACTAAAAGCGACATCAAAAAGGAAATAATTAAAGCGGGGAAATCTCCTGCTTATTTCATAAACAACTACGCAAAAATTTCTCACCCCATGGAAGGATTGATTTCCTTCAAGACCTACCCATTTCAAGAAGAACTTTTAAACAAATTCAATGATTACCGATTCAATGTGATTCTTAAAGCACGGCAATTGGGTATTTCTACAATTGTTGCTGCTTATGTTGCATGGTTAATGGTCTTCCACCGAGATAAGAATGTTTTAGTTATCGCTACCAAGTTCGGTACTGCTGCGAACCTTGTCAAGAAAGTCAAGCACATGATTAAGAATTTACCTGAATGGGTTCAACTTGGTACCGTGATTATCGATAACCGCGCATCATTTGAGCTTTCCAACGGGTCTCAAATTAAAGCTTCTTCTACTAGTGCAGACGCCGGTCGTTCTGAAGCGCTGTCGTTGCTTGTTGTAGATGAGGCAGCACATGTAGAGGGTTTGGATGAGCTTTGGACAGGTCTGTATCCTACTCTGTCTACAGGTGGTCGTTGTATTTCGTTGTCTACTCCGAACGGTGTTGGAAACTGGTTTCACAAGACATATGTGGGAGCAGAAGAAGGCAACAATGATTTTCATCCTACGAAGCTTCCCTGGTTTTTACACCCAGACCGTGACCAAGAATGGTTTGAGAAAGAAACTAAAAACATGTCTAAACGCGAAATTGCCCAAGAGCTTGAGTGTAATTTCAATATGTCTGGTGAAACCGTTATCCACCCGGAAGATATACAGTGGATTGGCGATACAGGAACTCAGGAACCAAAATATAGAACCGGTTTTGATAGGAACTTGTGGATTTGGAAAAACTACGATCCTTCATGCAATTATTTAATGACCGTTGATGTTGCACGTGGGGACGGGCGAGATTATTCAGCTTTTCATATTATTGAACTGAACAATATGGAACAAGTTGCTGAGTATCAAGGTAAACCAGACATTGATATGTTTGCAGAAATTTTAAAAGACGCAGGAAAAGAATATGGCAATTGCATGATCGTTGTTGAGAATAACAATGTTGGTTTCGCAGTGTTAGAAAAACTAATAAAAGCTGCATACCCTAATGTATACCATTCCATAAAGTCAACTCATGAATACGTAGACCAGCACATTGCCGAACACAAATCAAACTCAGTGCCCGGGTTTACAACTTCTCAGAAAACCAGACCCTTGATTGTGGCAAAGTTAGAAGAATTCATTAGAAATAAACTACTTATTATACGTTCTTTGCGGTCTTTAAATGAATTTAAAACTTTTGTTTGGAACAATGGCAAACCACAAGCAATGCGTGAATATAACGATGATTTAGTGATGTGTTTGGCCATTGGGTGCTGGGTTAGGGACACGGTTTTGGTGGAGAACCAAAGAGACATTGAGTATAGAGAGGCATTTCTAAATACCATGACAAGATCAAATACCACTTTGAATACTGCTATTCCTGGAATGACAGGGTATAAAGACATCGCCAAGTCCAATAAAGTAAAAGAATTTAAAGAACACATGTGGCTACTTAAAGGTTAATTAATTATGGCAAGAGTAAACAACCCGAAAAACAATGAATCAGATCTTTTTAAAAAACTAACCCGACTATTTTCTGGACCGCTTGTTAATTGGCGATCCCAGACACCCCGTCGCTTAAGGCGACGTCAATTGGACCGGTTTAAATTCACTTCTGCTTCTGGTAAACAATTTCAAAAACAAGAGTATTATCCTTTCCATGATATCCGTGCTGGTATCATGGGAGCTATGCAACGTGCTGAAAGATATAGCGATTTTGATCAAATGGAATACACTCCGGAGATTGCCTCTTCAATTGATATTTATGCCGATGAAATGACAACGCATAGTGGCATCCAACCCATGATGACTATTAAATGCCCTAACGAAGAGATCAAAGCAATATTGAATGCCCTTTATAGTTCTGTTCTGAATCTTGAGGCAAACCTTTTTGGTTGGTGTAGAACGTTGTGTAAATTTGGAGATTACTTTTTATACTTAGACATTGATGAAGAACATGGTGTGCAAAATGTAGTTGGCCTTCCTACCCACGAAATAGAGAGGTTGGAAGGAGAGGACAAAACTAATCCAAATTATGTTCAATATCAGTGGAATTCTGCCGGCCTTACGTTGGAGAATTGGCAAGTTGCTCATTTTAGAATTTTAGGCAATGACAAATATGCCCCTTATGGCACTTCGGTACTGGAGGCATCCAGAAGGATTTGGAGGCAGCTTACGCTTTTGGAAGATGCTATGATGGCTTATCGCATTGTTCGCTCACCGGAACGACGAGTGTTTTATATCGATGTTGGTAACATCAATCCAACAGACGTTGAACAATACATGCAAAAAGTTGTGACCCAAATGAAACGTAACCAGGTTGTTGATCCTGATACAGGTCGCGTTGACTTACGTTATAACCCGATGAGCGTAGAGGAGGATTACTTTATTCCGACTCGTGGTGGCGTGAGTTCTAGGGTGGAGTCCCTAGCTGGAGGAGCTTATACTGGAGACATTGATGATGTTAAGTACTTGAGAGACAAACTCTTTGCGTCATTGAAAATTCCAATGTCTTATTTGATCCGAGGTGAAGGGTCTGAAGAAGATAAGACTACATTGGCCCAGAAAGATATTCGTTTTGCTAGAACGATTCAAAGATTACAGCGATCTGTTATTGCTGAACTTGAAAAGATTGGTATTATTCATTTGTTTACTCTGGGGTACAGAGGTGATGACTTGATCTCCTTTAAGCTAGCTCTTAACAATCCTTCTAAGATCGCAGAACTTCAAGAGTTGGAACATTGGAGAGCCAAATTTGATGCAGCATCAGCAGCAACAGAAGGGTTCTTTAGCAAGCGTTGGATTGCCACAAAGATGTTTAATATGTCTGAAGAAGAATTCTTGCGTAATCAAAGAGAGATGTTCTACGATAGAAAGTTCCAAACAGAGCTTGATGCCATTGCTGAAGCTATGGCCGCAGCAGGAGAGTTTGGTGGCGAACTAGGTGCAGAGGAATTAGGTGCAGACCTGGGGGGTGAAGAGGACTTTGGCGATGAGGAATTAGGAGGAGACCTAGGCGATGAGGAGTTAGCTGCTGAAGAGCCAGATACTGCTTTGTTGGCTTCGCCAGACGAGCCACCTGCAAAACGAGCCGAGCAAGGATATAAGCAAGCTGTTGGCAGAAGATTTCCTTATGATAAAGATGGCAAGGCTGTTAGAAAAAAAGGCGGTAAAATTCAAACAAAAGGTCCGAACCAGAAAGACTGGTATGAACCTAAAACCAATAACATGCATAGCGCAGGGCGTAGACGAATGCATTATCGTGGGCAATATGCTGACGAGGTGGGTAGAGCGACGAAACGAAACGTTACACAGGGGTTGAGTTCTATTGGTAAAGGAATTTACAAGGAAGAGCAATCTAATTATAGTGAAGAAGAGAATCAATTATTTGAAATAAACTACGAAGTCAAAAAACTAATTACTGAATTAGAGTCAAAGGAGAGGACAGAGGATAAAAATAATGGGAAAAAAGATTAAACATAAACACAACAAACGTCGTAATACCGCATTTATTTTTGAAGCACTGGTTCGTGAGCTTACTAAGACGGTGATTAACAAAGATGATTCTTTGAAAAATAAGATTGTTAAAGTCATTAAAGAACACTTTAAGAGCGATACAGAACTTAACAAAGAATTGGAACTTTACAAAGCTCTTAGGAACACTTATGATTTAAATCATGAGTCCGCAGAAAAACTTATTGCAGAGGCTAAAAAAGAATATGACAAGCTTAATCAAGAGCAGATTTTTAATGAGCAAAGTACCCTAATTAAGCGCATTAACAAAACTTTAACCAGTGATATTTTTTCAAACTTTGTTCCTGATTATAAAAACCTCGCCAGCATTTATCAAATTTTTAATGATAAGATCCCTGTCAAGGAAAAAGTCTTGCTAGAATCAAAATTAGTGACGAGAATGACTTCAAACTTTAAACCTTACGAGCAAGATGCTTCGGCAAAACACGTTGATTCCCTTACGTTGAAGTCTTTTGCGAAGAGATTTAATGAAGAATATGGTTCAAAACTGTTTAAAGAACAAAAAGATCTTATGAGTAAATATATTATGTCTTTTCTTGACAATGGTGTTGAATTAAAAGTTCATTTAAACGAGGAAATCGGAAGATTAAAAACCATTGTTAAATCAAGTTTACAGCTTGATGAGATCAAGCAGGATAATAATATGCTTGAAAAAACAAATAGTGTTTACAAACTTTTAGAAAATTTTAAGAACACCGCAATTGATGGCGCTATGCTTATGAAAGTGCTAAAAATCCAACAATTGGTCAAAGAGATACAGGAATAATGACTAGTATTAATATTAAAATTGGAAGTGCAGCAGAGGAGACTGAAGAAAAGGGGGCTCCACAAGCAACATTGTCCATGGAGATTAGCAGAACTCTCGATGGAAATTATATCATCAAAGATCATCCTAGCGTTGATATTGTTGTTATGCCAGAGGCAATGAAAGTTGTAGCGATGGCTAAAGAAAGTTTTGGAGATCAAGTGTACGACACTCAGAACCGTTTGTTTAACTTCTTGACTCAAAAGGGAGTGATCGCTCTTGAAAGTGTCCAGGGCGGCAATATATATTCCTCCATGGAAGCGGTCATCCCAGAATCAAATATTAATGGCGTTAACAACATTGAGGCGGTTGTGTTTTCTATTGCAAAATTCATAGAAGAAGAAATGCCATATTTTGAAGAAGCTCAACAATACATTGAAGATGAAGAGCGAAGACTGCTAGACCCCGATGAAGAATCCTCAACTGAACTTGGTGAAGTGCCGCATGAAACAACAAAAGGCGCTAACCGCCCTGGTATGACACCTTATGCAATGTATTACGAATATAGATAACGAGGTATAAGTGGATTTAGTATATTTTATTCTCTGTGCTTACGGATTAACTCAGATTTTAGTTTACGGAACAATTTTTAACAAGATACGACCAGAGCATCATTTTTTTAAATGTTGCATGTGCATGGGCTTCTGGGTCGGCGTTTTTTTGTTATGTATAAACGGGCTTACGGAACTATTTACATTTGAGTGCAATTTTATTAATGCATTCTTATTGGGTTGCTTAAGTTCTGGCACATCTTATATTTTTAATATGGTGTTTGGGGACAAAGGTATTAATTTTAAACACACTGGAGGTGAGGTATGAAGTTCCAAGTTTCAAGTAAACGATGGACGTTGCAGCGCACACGCCGCTGTAAAAGCGGATGCAGACCCGCGCAGGTTGCGCCTGCGATATAAGGATGAAGTGTGCGAGGAAAAACCCTCGCACACATTTTTTTGATTTAGAGGGAAGATTAAAACATGGCTAAACAATTGCTCCGAGAATATTATGAACTTTGTGAGGGTGGAGTGTGTCAGGACTTACTAACAGAAGATGAAAAAAGATTTGTTAGTGAGGGCGGCATGATTTTGTCTGGTAAATTACAGGAAGCTGACAGGCCAAATGGTAACAAAAGAACCTATCCAATTGCAGTTTTAGAGAGGGAGATGCGAACTTATCAAAAATTAATCAAAGAGCGACGGGCTCTGGGAGAACTAGATCACCCAGAAGATTCTGTTATTAATTTGAAGAATGCATCTCATATTGTTACTGCGGCGTGGTGGGAAGGCAGCAGTGTTATGGGCAAAGTTCAAGTTTTAGATACTCCATCCGGTAATGTATTGAAATCTTTGGTCAACTCGGGTGTTTCTTTGGGAATTTCTTCCCGTGGCTTGGGCTCTGTGCAAGAATCTAATGGGCAAACGCTTGTTGAAGACGATTTTCAGCTTATTTGTTTTGATTTTGTGTCCGAACCTTCCACTGCTGGAGCCTACATGGTGAAAGAGGGTATTGAAAAACAACTTTTTACGAAAGCCGATAGAATTAACAGAGCATTAAACGATATTTTAGGTTAAAAAATGAAAAAATCAGAATTTAAAAAGCTTATAAAGCCAATTATTAAAGAATGCATACAAGAATCATTATTAGAGGGTGGTATTTTATCGAATATCATCTCTGAAGTTGTTGTTGGGCTAAATGGCAACCAATTAGTTGAAGCCAAAGAAACCAAACAACCTGAAAGAAGCGAAGAAGACTTTAAAAATACACTTCGTGAACAAAAACAAAAGATGCTTGATGCAATCGGTGCAGACTCCTACAAGGGAGTTGATTTATTTGAGGGTACCGAACCCCTAGCCCGTGGTGGGTCTGAGGGGCAATCGGCAGCTTCACACTCTCCTCTGGCAGGGGTAAGTCCCCGAGACCCGGGAGTGGACATAGCTAATCTTATTGGGAATTCTAATAAG